CTTTACTTTGACTACACCAGGTGTTTTCTCGCCACCAATCTTAACTATTGGAGCATTAACTTGTGTACTAACATTACCACCATAGAATGATTTTGTCAAAGTATTCATTCTTAGACCAAACTGACGATTATCTGTTATTAATGGTGCAGCAAATGTACCACCAGCACCTTTCATGTGCATTACTCCACCAGTTTCAAGATTATAATCTCCTATTATCCTATGATTAACATGACCTGTTGATACCACACTAATATTTGCACGAGGATCAAACTGCATAGATGTTTCTTCACCAGCACCAAAAGTCATTTTTTGACCTAGGATAATTGATTTATCATTAACCAAAACTTTGGTCATTGCAGATCCTGCAAGTTGAATTTCTCCTTGTGCTTGTATTCTTACATTTTGTCCTTTAATTACTAACAGATCATCAGCACTAATTACAACTTTAGTTCCTCTTATAGTTCTTTGATGTCCTATACATTCTTCTGTTACTTTTCCATATGCCTTAACATTCAAAGCAAATTCTTTATCATCCTGTCCAGCATTATACTCAATGTAACTTGCTTCCATATGTTGTTGGATTTGACCAAATGTTTTCATTTGCAATTGACCTGATACTGGAGAGTTATCAGTTCTATCACCAGTTATAAATTTGATTCTACCAATACTATCAAGAGTAATGTGACCACTAGAGGATCCAGTTACAGGTCCGTCTATACAAAGAGCAGCAGTAGTATTATCAGGAAAAACTCTTGTATATACTTCTCCTCTAGTTCTACAATCTTTTACTAAAGTAGTTAGTCTAATAGTGCCTTCAGTATCCTGTGTTTCATCAGGAGAAGTCTGACTGAAGACACCATCAGGGTAGGTTTTAGCGGGTCTAGCGTGTGGCATTATGGGCAATCAACGTAACGACCAGTGCCAATCTTAGTAGCACCAATTGTGGTAAGGGCATCAGTATCTAGACATGCTAATGATGGTAACATTCTAGCACCGTAACCACCTCCCCCTACAATACTGATTGAAGGGAACTTTTCAAAAGTAATTTGTCTATTTAAAATACGAGCACCAATAACAAATCCATTGTCAACATCAAGAATTGCTTCTGCTATTCCTAGTTGTCCATTTATATACAAATCTGGAGGAGATGTGTATCCACTTCCTGTTTTCAATATAGTAAATGAATCTATTATACATCTTACATTTTTATTTCTTGCAAGATTTTTCTTATATCCAAATCCTGATGAATGAATTCTTATTTCTGTAAGGAATCCTCCTTCATCTAATAAACCAACTCCTGTTGCACCAGTTCCATTACCACCAATAAAGACATAAGGTGCTTCTGCCCATGCTCCGCCAGGATTATCAACAGGTATCTCTATAATACCACCATTCTCATCTGTAATAATATTTTCACTTACTATGGTTGGAACTTTAAACTCTTCAAAAACTGTTTCTGGAGAATCACCAACACCTCCATCTTCAACATCTACATCTTCCACTGTGATAAGAACATCTACTGATGCATCTGTTCCATTTATAGAAAAAGTCAAAGTCTCTACATCCTCTACTGTGCTGTCATCAGCAATACCAACTGTAATTTTTGCAGTATTGGTATCAATAATAAATTCACCTGTCAACTTATTACCAATGATATCAGATTGTGTGATTCCAACACCAGATAAAGTGTAATAAAGTATACTTCCACTTTCAACATTAGTTGTTGTAACTGTATAAATTATAAATTCTCCTTCTGGAACTGATGATCTGTTTGCAATTACAGAGAACGTGGGTGTTACATCACCAGTATCACCTGTTCCATCGTCCTCATCATCAGAATTGTCTGGTATTTCTGCTATAGGATCAAATGGATCTACTGGATCTGGTTTATAAGGGTCATATGGTTCTTTGATATCTTTTTCTACAATAGTGCATTTACCGATGTCTTTCTTAAATTTAATTGGTAAACTATTTTCTGGAGAATTGTTTGTTATTCTTACAAAGAAAGTTTCGTTACTATCACTATCAAAATCAACTAGAGTTTGTATTTCAATTGTTTTAGATGATTCATTAGGAGTAAATCCTAAAATGCCATCTGCATTAAGAAAATCAGTTCCAAGAGTAGCACTTCCTTGACCATTTAATATTTTAAACTCAACAGATGATGCAATATCAATAGATCCATCTCTAGTTACAGTAAATACTGCTGTTTCACCCTCTGTTACTTGTATGTCATCAATAGAATATACGAGTTTTGGTGCATTAGTTCCAGTTCCTATTTGAGGAACTCCACCTGTGAATCCTACTGTAGTGTTTCTTAGTGGTGCACCTGTGTATGCTTCATCACAAACATACTGTGTATAATCAGCAGGAGTGTCACCAAATAAATTATCAATACTTTCCAATAATCTATCTAAGAAGTCTTTATCATCTTCATCTCCTGTTTCTCCACTTGTACATTTTTTATCATCTGCACAATCAGTCTCAGGACCAGTACAAGAAATACCAAGAAGATTTAAAATATAGTTGATTGCATTACCAATCATGTTTAGCGGTTCAGCAATAGCACCTAGAATATCTTGTAGAGGACCTAAGATAGAATTAAGTAATTCATTCATTAATTGAATTATCTTAGAAATGATTCCATTTACTAATTCATCTACTTGGCATACAGCAGCACGATAGATTTGATTAATATAACTCATTAATAAATTAGTTAACCATTCTGCTAATCTATCTCCTAGGTCTGCCATCTTACAACCTAGATCTTTAAGAAGTTTATTAAACCATTCTGTTACAGGTGTTAGAGCATTTCCTTTCTTGTCAGGACGTAATAGTGCTTTGACTAATTTGTCTACTGCTTTTTGTAAAAGTGATGTTATGTATCCTTTAACATATGCTAAGAATTTTTGAACTACAGCAATTGCTTTGTGTACATACCTTCTTCCTACATTAACAGTATCATTGACACTTCCTGTAATTTTGCTGGTGTAGTATGTTCCTACATTACCATTGCTATTTTGTACATCTTTCAAGAAGTTACCTATGATATAGGTGAAGGACTTCTTTAAGTCTTCACAATCTTCACCTTCACTTGCTGGTTGAATACAAAACTCTTCTCTTTCAAGATCTTCTTTTTTTCTTGTTCCTACATCTACCCTTGGGTTACCGTTACCATCTGTAGTTCCATCTGATATAACAACTTGCCTTTGTTTACCATCTATACCACCCTCTTCTCCATCACTCTGAACTATTGGTGCAAATACTTCATCTGTTTTTACACAAGTCTTAAATCTAACCTTATCATCAGGAATACAATCTTGAATATTACCTGTGGCACCTGGTGTTTGACCAATTGAACCAATAATAATTGGTTTGTTTTTATCATTATCAAGATAAAAACCCATCACCCAACAACCAGGTATCAACTGAGGATGAGCTCCTCCAATTGCACCTGGTGTAAATGGGTGGGTTACTGGCATCATCACGTTTGCCCATGGCAACTGACTTGTATCCAGTATGTTTTTATCAGCAGGATGTTCTCCTACGATTGCTACTTTATATCGTAGTCCACCTTTATTATTTTCTTCATCCGCAGCAGTACCTTCAACTTGTCCAATCCACCAGTTGAAACCATCATTACCAACTCTATGAGAAGGTACTATGCGTGAAAATGATTCATCCATTAGTCATCATAAACTAAACACTCTGGTTCGTCAGGGTGCATCTCACAGAACAATTCTAATGCATTTGGATCGTGATGATCTCCTGCCTCTATCTCGTCATGATGATGATCCGCATAAACTTCTAGATCATGTAACTCTTCCAATGTATGTCTTTTCATTGGATCAGAAGTAGCGGGATCGGCAAGTAGTTCCTTGTCGTGTTGAATGTGGTCTTCTATGCTTTTCATGAGTAAATACCTCCGTACTCTTTTATTTATTCCCCTCTCTTGGTGTCTGTATCTTTAACACCATAGGAGTCTCTAAACAATTGTAGCGTAGTTATGACTGTTCCGCTAGTTCCGTCAGCAAAATTAAACGAATGTTCAACATCTTTGACTAGATAAACACCACTAGACTCTAGATCCCATGGTTCCTCTTCTTTTACTTTATCTGGTGCTTTTCTTTGCACTTTTATCTCAACTTTATCTCCTGCACATATCTCATTGTTGCCAGGAATTACAACAGTACACTGCTGATTCATGAGTAACTCTTTTCTTGCAACTGACTGTGCAGCAAAATGTTTGTGCCAATCAGCAAAAACTGATGGATTTTCTGCATCTTCATATGGCGATGCGACACCTGGCTCATTGAACCAAGTTTCATGGTCTAACACCATTGTCATTAATCTTGATGGTGTTTCTACTAATTGTTGCTCTCCTACTTTCAAATCAGACACTTTAGTTTGATTACCAAGATGTGCCATATTTTTATAACTATCAGTAATTTTATACTGATACTCTTCATATTGTCCAGTAGATAGATTAAAAAATATTATATTAGTAGAGTATTTTCCTTTTCTCAAGGCACTTAATGTATCTACTTCTGATGTAAATGAAATTTTAGAAATTACTGATCTAGTATCAACTCCCTCTGCATTGGCAATTTTTTCTTGATATCCTTTGTGTATTTCAGTTTGAAGATCTGGTGCAGAAAATATACCATCTGGTTCATCACATAAAGCATCAACTGAAAAGAAATGATATCCTCTTATTGTTTCCCAAAAGAAAAATCCAGCAGTTCCTTTTATTGTTTCTTTTGTTTCACTTGACTCTGAACTACTACTACTTTTATCACTTCCAGTTTTTCCTTTAGTAGAAACTGCTTTATCTGATAAAGAAGATATGATATCAAATGGTCTTCTTCTTGCTCCTATGATTACTTGCTTGAATTTTGTATCTTCTGAATAAAATGGTTTACTAGAATTAATTCCAATATCTGTTTTTATTAGATCTTCTACAATACCGCTAATACTTTTTTGTGGTTGCTCTTTTTTATTCTGTCCACCTGATGGAATTCTTCCAACAATTCTTGTTGTTTCATTAAGTAATGCTTCTTCTGATACTAATGCAAATGCATATGCTTGTTTTTTATTAATTGATATTCTATTTCCAATTTTCCATATCTTGTATTCATATGTCTCACCAGCTTCATCTTTTGATACAGGAGTTTTGACTGCTATTTTGACGACTTCTCCACCTTCTATTGGTGATTGATTTCCATCCATATCAAGTCCATTTAAAAAATCAGCACTATCACTAATTGCCAAAACGCCACTCATAAAAGGAGACAATAAACTTTCACGATGTATAAAACCTAGAATCATATCACCATTAAGTGGTGGTAATTCCACTCCCTTATTGTTTGTGACGACACAACTTATCAGACTTGCTTGTGTTGCATATTGTGCTTCTGTTTTTTGTTCTGTTACTTCTGTTTCAGTAGTCATTACATAAGACTCCCAAGATAATTCATTCTAAATGCATCTAGACCTGAGTCAGAGAAGTCTCCTCCATCTGAGTCACCTCCACCTTCGCCAGGTTTCTCACCTGATCCATAATTATTGACTACATTATTTACTATGTTACTTCCACCACCCTGAGCAAGTTGTACAATTTGTTGAGATAATGAATTGATAGCAGGAGCAATCTCTTCTACGTTTGTACTAATTCCAGTCAAATCAAGATCACTACCGCTGCCACCAAGTAATTTACTAAATCCAAAATTTCCAGCATTATTATTCATAAAGGATAGAGTGTCAGAACCAATCTCATCAACAGCTTGCCTATTCATTATAAATTCTCCAGTTGTTAACATTGTAGGGATTGTATCCTCATTTACTCCCCCACCAGGAATCATTCCACCAATACCTGCATGTACCTTTCCACCTTTGTTCATCATACCTAAATCTCTACCAAGCAAGAATCCATCAATCGCTAAACCAGCACTACCACCTACACCAGTAGCACCAAGAATACCAGAAGTAATTTCAAGACCAGCACCCATCAAATCTCCCTCCAATGCACGTTGTATACCAAATGCAACACCAGCAACTCCAGCA